AAACCAACTGCCCACTCTTGTGGTGAGCGTGGCATACGAGTCATTAATACAACTGCTGCAACCAAAGCAACCGCTAAGGTCACCATAATTGCTGCACCATAAAATTTTAAAATTGCTGTTAAACCGCTTGTGGAAACAGGTTCCATTTATTTCTCCAGAAATAGAAAAACTGCTAGGAAGCAGTAGTTGTTCGTTGTCCAATCCATCATTGGAACGACAATAAAAAAGCACCCGAAATGGGTGCTCTAAGTTCTTTCAAAGTATTAAAGGGTTTGTAGAATTTTCCCTCCGTTAATCAGTTGAGTTGTAAGTGGAGCAACTCCAATAATTGCAGGTCCCCCCGGCCCCGGCTGGCCTTCCGTCGTTCCATGGTATTGCCAATTCCATGTTCCATCATTGGTAGACTTGGTACCACGTTTGCCCCATCCACCGCCATCACCCGATAATGGAGATCCATAACGGTCATTTTGGGTTCGGTAACCTTTACCGGGCACCGAAGCTTCGGCATCGGTTACTTTGACAACCATAAAGTCACCATTTAAGTACCAACGCCAGTCTTGTGAATCGTTAGTAATAGGTTGTCCGGTCATAACCCGACCAAAAGGTGCTCCAGCTCCACCGGGAATACCCTGAACTCCATACGATAATCCTGTATAAATACCGCTTGGTGTTGCTCCACCACCTGAGCCGCCTCGAGCCAGAGTTCCACCATCAATAATCAGGTTTAGTTTACTGTGCCGGTTTAATAGACCGGGTGCTCCCTGAAAACCATCACGACGGGTTTTGGTAAAGTTGTAATCCGGATCGGTAGACCATGCACCAAATGCCAAATGTGGCAATCCTCCATCACCACCACGTCCAACAACAGCACCTTTAATAGTCAAATTTACCACGAGATCAGGTGGGAACTCACCAGTATCAATAGCGGGTAATTCTGATGCAGGTGGAACGATATATTCTCGTTTTGCAGGACTAGAGTTATAGTCGAATTTATAGACAAATCTGGTTTCCGGTCGATAAGAACTTGAACTTGAAACCAGTGCACCTGCTTCAACTACAAAACTGATTTCGCCAGTCGTTGGTAAATCACCTCTTTGCATTTGATACAAACGTGCCAGATTAATATCAAGCTGGTCATATCGAATGTAAATCGGTGAATCATCAACCGGCACATCAATAAAGTCCTTGTCATTGAGGTAATAACGTTCATCGTAATTAATTGCAGTAATGGTATTAGAGAACTGGTCAGCTGGTTCTCTTTTTGCAACCAGATAAGGCAATGAGCCTTTGGTGTCGTCATTTACTACCGTGTAGATAGTATTTACAAAATCATCTGGACTAAGCTTTAAGGCCCCGTTCGGTAAACGGCCTAAAACTACTTTGTTCTTGGCAGATCCTGCGGTAACAGGAATAAGGTCCACGGTACCATCCCCCATTTGCAAATAAATCACATAACTCTTGCCTGCAATAAAATCTACATCATGGCTTAAAGTCAGGATTAAACCCTCTTGCTGCACCACCTCACCACTTTGATGGATACCATTGCGATAATCAGCTACAGCGATCCGGTCACGTAAAACCAGTAATTCTGATTCTGGTGCCGCATCAAAGGTAATGGATTTGCGCTGGAAGCGAAGCTTGTTCCAAAGCCGGTACGCATTGAAATGCGCTTGCCACTTGTTACGCACACCTACAGATTTCACCTCTTTGGGGTTCTTGGCCCCTTTATCCGGTAGATAGATATTTATGCGGGTGTCGTCGGTCGGATCCGTGTATTCATAGATCAGTCCGTCGTAGTCATTCATCACGCCAAAGGTCAGGTCATGCTTGTAACTATCCGGAATGATATTCCTGAAGTTAAACAGCATTACCGAGTTATCAGTTGGACGTTCAAAATAAAGCTTGAGCTTATTGTTTTGCCGATATGCGGTACAAAATACGGCATCACAAAGATTGGTAACCAGCTCTTCAAAAGACAGGTTTGTATCATCAATAGTGGTACAGAACTCAGCCGCAAGTGGCGTACCAAAATAATCAACTACATCGTTATAAGTCCGATAGATGTTTTCCAGATCTATTTCGTCGATCGTACGGCGGCCAATCTTGTCGTCCAGTGCCATAGATACCAAAGCATCAGCAAAGCTAGACGTTGGATATAGCTCTGTTGTCATTGCCCCGTTTTTATAAGTCGGCAACATTCGCTGAAGATCGAAATTGATCTTACGGGACTTGACAGATAAAGCTCCAGTGGTTGCATAAGTACGCGCACGAAAAACCGTTTCATGCTCATACACTGTGCTTTGTAAAGGATAAGCACCGTAAAGCGCCTGCCACTTTACTTCATCAACAACAGTGGTAACTGCCGGTGTTGGAGTTAAACGGCGTGCACGGACACTACAGCGCCCCTGAAAAGTCACCATATCCAGCGTTGCACCAACTGTCTGACGTGACTTTGCTGAACCCTTTAAAATGATCTGCTTCAGCATTGGATTGCCAATGGCTGCACCAGATTCATTAACCGGCGTTACTTCAACTTCAATCGTGACGTTTACAGCTCCCTGATTTCCACCTGAAGAAACTGTGTAAAGTCCATTTGTGGCCACAAAGTTACATAGCACCCGACTTCGTTCGACATTGTCCAGAATGAATGGACCAATCCACTTTTCACCTATTGAACTGATCTTTGGTGACAAAGCTGCAGTTTGTTGGTTATTTAACTCTTTAAGCTTTAACCAGTTAGCATTAACGGCCGCCGGATTTGATAACGTCATACGGTCATCAGCTACCGATAGAACACTGTAAGTGCCGTTTAAATCATAAGTCTGGCCGTTAAACGTGAATGAGGCATTGGTGATTTCTACACGGTCATTACTTACAAACTTAGTGGTTAAATCTGTGTTGTTTGCCGTTGCCCGAAGGATCTCGTTTGGATATGCAAAATGAAGGTAGTTCGTACCTTCTAAAGACTGTGTATCTGCTGGACGGAGAACTTGGCCATTAACAGAAGTTTGATGCTGAACCGTTAGTGGCGGCGTGGTAATTTCGGTACCAAGTGAAAAATATGGCTCACCAGAAACAATATCAACGCCTGGTCGAAAGACTTCTACCGATGCACCAGCAATATCGACAATGTTGGTTTCACCGTCATAAGCTCCATTAATTTTATAGTGACCACGACCAATACAACCGACAACATGCTCTACTTCGACATTGTTTTCATATACCTTGTAAGGCACTGCGATTAGGTCGGGAGTATTCCACCCAGCTCCATAGTTATCAGCAATACGACCATTCACTCGGATCTTGTTTTCACGGTTAGAAAGTTCATTGTTTGCCGAAGAAGACTGGTTAGTATTTTGAGTAGTCTGGGCTATCGATGGAGTCGGCATTAAAAATGCGATCGCAATACTAATCACAATCGAAACAATAGCAGCGACCCATTTTGGGTTCTCAACTACGATAAAAGTACCCGGTAAGAAATCAAGCTGCTTTAACTCATAAGCATTCTTCGGTGTGACTTCGTTCGCAAATGAAATTTCCGCATGATCCATATTGCTTGTGGTATGAAAGATACGGACATGCTCAGGCATATGTTCATATTTTGAAGTGAGCCATTGCCCAATGGTTTGAGCCTGCTCAATTGTCTTTTCTTCAGACAAAGCGTCTTTTTTATAAATAACTTTAATCATAATAACTGACCCGATTAAACCCCATTCCCATCACAACCTCTTCAGGCAAATAAGTGACTCCGCTTTCCATGAGGTGAAGAATCTTTTGCCCACGAAAAAGCCCCACATGCGGGGGCTTATTTCTTTGTCTGGGATGGAAGGCGACTATGCAGCCTTCCTTGGGCATGGGTAGCGGATTTAAAAGTTTTAACCGTGAAGATAAAAAAGTAATTTTGCCCTTAGGCTGCATAAAGAGTTCAAGTGCTTCCGCCCGATCTATGCCGTATAGGTCCATTGCAGCTTCATGAACAAAGTGAACACAGTTGTAGTGATCCTCGTCATATTGCCTATCGAGCAAATGATCATGACTTTTCATATAGCCCCCTTCAAACCACTAAAGCGATCCAGTGCAAAAATGTCCCCAGTTTTAGTGGTATTTAATCGTGGTGATTCAGCCTTGAATGTCACAGCTTTATGGTTCATGGCGACACTTGAGAGTTGTAGTCCGAGTAAATAAAACATTGGAGAATTCAGATTGTCTGAACTGTAAATCCGGTAATTTACGGTTGGCTTTACATCGGGATATTGGCCTTCGATTACCCGTTCAAACTCATCAGGCATCACATCACCTAGACCAGAGATAGAAACGGTTAATGTCTGGTCCAGATCACCCAGCATTCCGGATCTTTGAATAGATGCTGGCAAAAATTCATAATAGACCTGACCGGATCCCTCCTTATGTTGAACATAAACACCTCGGTCATCATTACGGACTATTCGGTATGTATTCATAAAAGAAGGATGAGAAAGCTCAATACACTCCAGTTGACAGACATCAACTTTCCGATTGAAAAAGAACTTGGCATATTCGTTATCCATTAGACCTCCCAATCTTTAATTAATGCTATATCGGCATTCAGGTTAGGCTGGTTTTGAACAACTTCGAGCTGTGCATTTACCCGGTAAAGGTTGCCATTCACTTCATTGGTCTTGAACGAGTTTGGAATGAAATTGCATAGATATTGCTGACGTTCCCCCTGATCAATCACCAGATCCGCATAAAATGAAGCTGGCTTATTCTGGTAGACCCGCCAGAACGCCATCATTTTATTAAAATCGGATTTACTTAAATTCCAGTTCACATCGACAATATGACTATTACGTTTTACATCGATGTAATAGCGACCACGTCCTCCGTCCATCTGCTGGCGTTTCACATCATCACCCGGTGTTACGCCATAGCCGCTGGTCTGAGGATTAAGCTTTAACTTGTACATAACTTTCCTTCAGGTAATAAAAAACCACCTCGAAAGGTGGTTTTATTGATTAACGATTCCGTCTTGCTGTCGTATTCTCAGTCAAAGACCGACTAATGGTTGAGTTTGGATTTGCGATTTGATCACTTACAAGCTTAGGTACCATTCTTGGAAGCTGCTTATCCAGTTCATCTTTAACAATGATCCGGACAGTTTGCTCATCCAGTTGTTCGGCTTCAACTGTCGCCCCACTCACCTGATTAATCACTTCAATTTTGAAATTGATTGTCGGTGTAGAAGGTTCAATTGAAGGCATAATCTCAGCTTGAGGGCGTGAAGTACGTCCTAAAGTAAAATCCTGAACATCATCCAGATTTGAACGATCTTGAACTAAACCATTGGATGAGAAGTAGACCTTGCCATCATGGAATAAGTCAGAATTTGCCGAAGAAGCTAACTTAGGTGTGTCTCTATTACCCTTATAGATAATCTGAGTATCTTGAGCCGGTTGATTAAAGATATCAGATTGCTTTTGGCTTTCTAAAAAGGCATTAGAGCTCATCATTGCACGGCGCATGACACTATCTGCCGAGGCATTGTTATTGAGAAAAGCTTCAGGGTTTGCACTCTTACGCATTTTCTCAACTAAACCAACTCCCCCCCAGCGTTTAATGTCTTCTTGGGACCAGACCACCTCTCCTTTATGGACAATACCTGCAGGTTCATATTTTCCACCAGATCCAGTGTAACCACCGTCAGCAAAGCCTTGATCTTTGATTGCCCGAATGTTTGCAATGATGCTTGCACCTTGTGCAATAGCACTTGCAATTAATGGGATATTTGCTGGAAAACCAACACTAGCCGCCTTTGCAATACTTTGCTGAATAGAAATACCAGCAGCTGCAATGGCATAAGCTTTATCAGCGGCGAACATGATTTTGTAAGCTTTAGATTGCTCTCCAAACATTGAACCAAACATAGATGTAAGAGAACCCATCATTTGGCCACCAAATGCAATTTGAGTGTTCAAGCGGTCTTGCTGATACTTATCTTCAATATCCTGAGCATTCTGAGCATATTCGGCAGCAATCTGATTGCGTTGGTCCTGAGCAGCTTGAATGATTGCTGTTTTCTGGTTTTCGAAGTCCTGTTGCTTAATGAGTCCTGCTTCCATTTGTGCATTTAAAGTATCTAAACCATTTTTTTCATCAAGATCAGTAGCAGCAAATTGACTATCTGCTAAATCATTTGCAGCATTTAAACGGCTAAATCGTTCCTGATCCTGTCTGAAAAATTCTCCGGTACCATTCATATCCGCTTGGATACCACCCCAGTTTTGAGCAGCATTATTCACTTTATCGCGTGTCTCTTTATCCTGATTGGCTTTAGATAATGCGATTAGCTTTTGCCGCTCTTCTATAGAAAGCTTGGTATTCTTAAGAATTTCCTCCCGTTCGAGTCTGTAACGTTCCTGCATGGCTTGGGTTTCAGAAAGCAATGATAAACGTGCCTGAAATAAACGCTGTTCCTGAGCTAATTGCATTAACCCAAGTTCTTGCTTTAATTGTTGAGCTAATAGATCAACAGCCTCTTTACGCTGATCTTTAGTTAAATCTAGGTCATGCTCGGCCTCAAACTGACGCTTGGCATAGCTATCTTTTAATATTTGCTCTTCCGTCTTTGTGTAGTCTCGGAATGAATCAAGCTTAGTCTTTGTAGCTTGCTCAGCAATAGCAATATCATTATCTGCACGTGCTTGAAGTTCTGCTTTAATTTCGGCCTTGCGTTCTGGGCTAAAGTTAGCTTTATCAACATCCTCAAGTTTTTTGGTCAGATCATACCTAATCTTTGTTACTTGATTAGCAACCTCATTCTCTAATTGAAGACGAAGTTTTGCCTGCTCCTCGGCCATTTTAGTGGTATCTTGAATAAGCTTATCAAAGTCTTTTGATGAGATATCACCATGAACCGTACCGGGTTTGTCGGAGACTTTTTTATTTAAGTTAAGCCACCTGACCTAACGGGTTAA